TGCGTCCGTAGGTTTGGCAAACAGACAGGTAAAGTTGGCGGCAAGAAATAATAATTTTTTTTACATTTTAATTTTGTAAATTTTCTCGGACCTATCATTATACAATTTACAATCAAAAGATAAAATAATTTTTTTTTATTTTTTATTATAAATATTGAAAAAGCAAGGTATATTTAATCATACCTAAAAGGAATAGAAATTTAAGGAGGAAAGGTATGGCTAATTTTACGGATAATTTAAAAGAAGGTGGTTTGATAGAAAGTGTTTATGAAGGTGGTGGATATGGCCTCATAACTCGAAAGGAATATGTATGGTTGGAAGTGGATGAAATAGAAGATGCAATAAATTATGCAAGTGATGATTTAGGTAATTATGCTTTTGATTATAAGGATGGGTATTATAAGGTTTTGGAATTTGATATCCTTATTAATAATCAGCTTTACACTCAATATCATTTTGAATTAGGGGCTGACTGGCATATTTAATATTTACAATAATAAATAAATTAATTTAAATAATTTTATTTTGTAAAAAGTGGTGGTATAATGTATAATGGAGATATATATAAAAGAAGGTCCATTATATGTTATGCCTTGTTGTGTATTGTTGTCGTAGCGATGTGTAATATATTGTAACAATAGGGTCCCAATATTGTAAATTTATAGTGTAGTGTAGTAGCACAGAAAATTGCACCACACAGAAAACAGCAAAAAAATACCCGGGTAAAAAAATGAGCACTGGAAAATTAGACAAAGCAGAACACAAGAAACGCAGTAAAAGCTATCAGGCACAGTTAAAAGACGCTATATACAAAGGTGATATGGAAGGTATCCTACGTAGTGTAATGTTATTGGCTGTAAAGAACAATGATGCTGACGACTGGAAGGCTTCACCACGCACGTTTATGGAACTGACACAGGTCTTGTTGAAGTATCGACAAGAATTTGGCGGTGAAGAAGATATGAGTGATATTCTTCGTGTCATAAACGGTGGCGATGAGTGAAAGTAAATAAAACAATATTATCAATGTTCAAGAAGGACCCCAGAGCCTTCTTCAAATTTTTAAAAGTAATGGACAAGGCATCAGGCAAACTCGTGCCTTTTGTCCTTAACGACGAACAAGAGGAGTTATTAGATGTCTTACTCAAAGAAAAAAGAGTTATCGTCCTTAAAGCAAGACAAATCGGATGCAGCACGTTGCTCAGAGCATTTTACCTTTGGACACAATATTGCAGCAACGACCCGACTACCCACGCCATCATTAGCTACACACGTGATAGTGCCGACCACCTTCATTCAATGGACAGAGAATTCTACTTCAAGCTCCCTAAAGCATTACAACGAAAGCTTTCACGAAGCTCAAATAGAACCCTCCAGTTTGCTGATACAAAGTCAGTCCTTCGAAGCTTCACAGCCGGAGGAAAAGGAGGCGCAACCAGAAGCTTTACATTCAACAGTGCCCACATTAGCGAGTTCGCCTTTTTTGACGACCAAGAAGACCTCCTTGCTAATGTCATCGCCTCAGTCGGAGAAGGACAAGTCGTAATTGAAACCACACCTAATGTGCCAGGTGACAAGTATCACGACTTAATATTAAATGCCGGCAAGAACGGTTGGCACCTCTGCTTCTTCCCTTGGTATAAGCACAAAAACTACAGCAAGAAAAGCCGCTTTCATCTGGATAGTGTGCCTGATATGTCTGAAGAAGAAGAAGAGATGATGGAAGAATATGGCCTGACCAAAGCACAAATGTATTGGCGTAGGACCAAGATTAATTCATTAGGTATAGAAAAATTTAGGCGTGAGTTTCCCAGTAACATTGACGAAGCCTTTCTCAGCAGTTCCAATCTTTTCTTTCCTACCGATGTTATTGATAGTATAGACCTGATTGACACAGGTAGAGGACCAGACCATTACTACACAGAAGCGCGTGGTGATGACCAATATGCAATGGGTGTTGATGTGGCTTCAGGTGCAGGTGGTGATTATAGCACCATTACTGTTGTTAGCCGCACCACAATGCAACCGGTCTATCATTACCGCAGTAACACCATACTACCTCACGATTTTGCCGACGTTGTATGGGAGAAGTATTGGGAGTTTAACGAACCTATTACCATAGTGGAGCAAAACGGAGTTGGAGAAGTTATCATAGGCCGTCTCAGAGAATGGAAACTACGTAACATCTACAAAGATAAGAATGGTAAGTTTTGGAGAACTAATAAACACAACAAGATAGCTATATATGACCACCTTAGGGATATGCTTTGTAATGAGCAAATAGGTTGTATAAGTAAATTGTTATGGAGTGAGCTACGCACTGTTGAAATTACAGAGAACGGTGTGCCCAATGCTATGCAAAAAGGCACGCACGACGATATAATTATTAGCACTGCGCTGGCATTATGGATATGTAAAATAAAGCCAGCACCCAGTTTTTTTGCTGTAAGGCGTGATATGATAGAAGAATTTAAAAAGCAGACAAAAGCTCGTAGAATAAAAGCAAAGGGTCCATTGCCGTGGTCACCAGCAGGAGGATATTGATATGGCAAGATATAACGTTACACCAGGTGTCCTATCTCAGGTTGTGCAAGCGCACAAGAGATATTGGGACGACCAAAAACGTGATATGTTTAAATATAAACGTGCCTATGAATGTAAGTTTTGGGATGATTTAAATGCCAATGATGGCATTACAGTTCAGACTTCAGATGGATATGGCTACATTGAGAGCTTTATAAGCTCGTTATTCACCAAGAACCCAGGGGTTGTTGTTAAGAACGGCTTAAAAGGGACAGGCGATACCAAGAAAGCACAGGCATTAGCCAATGATTTTCTTACCAGACAACGCCAACCAGTAGAAGATGCGTCTCGTTTGGCACTAATTTACCCTAATAGTTACATCAAGATGTTTCCAAAGGATGACCCAAACCTCTACAACCGTGTTGATTTAACACCTGTAGCACCTTGGAATGTTATTGCTGATAGAGATGCGCTACGTTGGGAAGACAGCCGGTATGTAGGCCACATATATTATATGTCATTACCTGCAGCAGAAGCACGCTTTGGTGCCAAGCAATATACAGGTGTAAGATATGAGCAGTATTTTGACGGTTATATGAGTGAAGACCACGAAGATTATGAACAATCAGATGTAGATAGTGATGCTAAGATGTTTAAATACATTGAAGTTGTAGAATTCTACGATTTACAAAATGATATGTTGTATTTTTATTCCGAACAATGGTCACAAACCAAGTTTCTTGACAAATCACCTATACCTTTTAGGGATGCAGATAACAATCCAGTTGTTCCAGTCATCCCTCTTTTCTTTAATAGACTACCTGATAGACCAATGGTTGGTTACTCAGCAATGTCCAGAATATATGACCAGTTATTTGAAATTAATATGATAAGAACCTTTCAGGCTAATGCAGTTCGTAAGGCTTCACGTCAATATATTGTAAAGAAAGGGGTGTTAGATGAAGAACAGATTGCACAAATTACAAGCGGCATTGATGGTTTATTTGTTGAAATTGACGATGATGACCTTGCTGGTGCTATTCGTCCTTTACCTCAAAATCCCACCCCACCAGAATTAGAAGTATATTACAGGCAGGTGCAAGATGATAAAGACAAAGGAAGCATATTGGCCCCATTTACTCGTGGTGAAAGCACTCGAGCCTCAGCAACTGAAATCGCTGCTTTGGCTGCATACACAAGCACGGAAGTTGGCCGACTTGCGAGAGAAAGAGACCAAACAATTGAAAAAATAGCAAAGGTGTATTTATCAATGATTACATTATATCTTGATGAAGACAACATAAGAGACTTGGTGTTTGTTGATGCCAAGCCTGTTGTTATTACACCTGAAGACCTTAACGAAAACTTTTACGTATTTGCAGTTGATGCTGCTTCTACACCTATCTCAGAAACAGTTCGTAAGCGTGAATTTATACAGTCTATCCCGTTGTTACAAGGATTAGGCGTTCCGCAAACGACGTTGGTCAAGGAGTTAATCCAAACACTTGGCCTACCTGATTATATAGTGGAAGAAACACTAACTGCTATCGAACAACAGCAAGCAATGCAGCAAGCACAAATGGAACAGGCTGCAGCAATGCAAATGGGTGGTAACGTGACAGCGGCGGATGCAGGAGCCGTCGAAGTCGGGCAAGATGCTCGTGAAGCAATTCAGCAAACTGCACAACAAGTGGCACCAATAGGGCCAGCTAACTTAGGATTACGAGGCAGGAGAAGCGTATAATGGCAGCATATGCATTTAGTTGTAGTAACTGTGGTCATAATATTGATATTTTAACACGCGTAAGTTATGATGTCAATATGAGAATGCAGTTAATGAATAAAGAAATAGGATGGGATGACCCGGATGTGGTTGCAAACCTTAAACAAAGAAGTGATTACTACACTTCAGACGACTACTTTGAAGATAGTAGGGATGAATGGTGGGACAATGGATGTCCCAGGTGTGGTGAAAAATGCAAGGTTGTAGGCAAAGTAAGTGTGCCAGCAAGACACAGCAGTTGGGAAAGCACAGGAAAATATGGTGTAAATGGCACATACAACAAGGGACTTGGTTGTGTGGTGTATTCGGATGCCGATATGAGAAAGAAAGCAAAAGCAAGAGGACTAATACCAGCAGATGAGCTAAGTGGTGGTGA